GTTGAATCTGATCAGTTAGCCCACTACGTCTCATGATGACTATAGCGGGTCATCCGTGAAAGGGAAAACGAAACCCCTTTTGAGCGCAACTCTAATTGAGTTAGGTGCCGTCCGGGTGCTACTTTAGTGACTGATCAATTCAGTCATGTTAGAAGGTAGTATACCGCGAGTCCCCTAAATAATCAACACAGTTGATGGATTACTGTCTTAATCTTTCCGTGTGCCGTAGGTTCTAACACACGTTACTAAATTCAGCTGAACCAACCCCGTTTTTATATATTGTTTCCGTTGGTGGTAAACGAAAAAACCACAAGTTGGGACTTTGTCCCAGCGTTGCATGTTTTTCCTCACAAATATTATAAACAATTAAATAGAGGAGACACCCTAATTCAGATGAAACCAGAGTAATGGTATTCACTGGAGCACATGATTTATATCGAAAGATGCCGATGAGTGTTAGCTGGAGTAATGACCAGTTAATTGAAAGCACTCTTCACTTCCGCTATGTAGGAAGCGTCAGTTTTTCTTTGTAGATCAAATGCTCCTCTGTGAGTAGTTTGATTTAGCAATGGGTATGTAAAAGGCAGACCCGAGACAAATAGAAGTCTATAACATTCTAAGGTTCGTATTCCATAAGTACACACAAAGCTACAGATACAACACAACATGGACTCTTTCAAAAGATTCTTTTCGAGAAAGCGCAAGATTGCTGTTTATGCCGACTTTGTCGGTACCACTCTTTTGAGTGGTGCCGCCCACATTTGTGATGGTGCGATGGTACCATCCAGCTCTCCAACCCTGGTTCAGGCTTTGGAGCAGACACAGGCACAGGAGTTATCTCCTGTCGTCGTATTCGTGCGCTGGCACGGATCAATTGTTGCGACTCATGTCCTCTTTCAAGAGGGTAGTTTGCAACCATTGTTCTGTTCAGTGCGAGAGCGTATTGGTGCTGGGGATATCTTCCTCACATACGGAGGTAAACCTCTCCGTTTTGATATGACAGTACAGGACTCTGGACTTCAGTCGGGGTCTACAGTCGTTGTTACTGAACGCCTTCGTGGCGGTTCAACCGATGTGCAAACAAATCCTTTGTTTGCGACAGAGTCGTTGAGTGTTCAGCAGGAGATGCTGATTATTCGACAACATTACACAGACTTGGAGTTTTTGGATCTTCCATTACCTCTTGAGGATATCCAGCTTTTTGCTGGCAAGTCCCCTGAGGAGATTCTGCGCATTGTGCGTAGGGATATGGATGAACTTCAAGCCGAAACCGCTGACGATCGTGCTACTGAAGCAATGCGAGTCTTGCTGGCTCACGTGCAGAAGTATTACACGTCAATTGGCGGTTTCCAGTTGTTGCCAGGTTACGAACCTGGCGTTCAGGGAGTCATTGATGGACTCCTGATCCTGTATTATTGGGGTCAAAAGTGCACCAATTTTGGTGACTACTATCAGCTTGCCCGCACGGCATATATGTGCTTCACGGGCAAATCACCGTCAGCTCGTATGATGGAGTTTCTTTTTCCTAAGCCTGAAACACAAGGTTTGGAAGAAGTTCTCTTCGCTATGCGATCTGGTTTTGACACGATCAAGGATGTTGAGTCCTGTGAACTTGTCAAGAAGGTGCGGAAGATGTATACCTTCCTTTTGGTTCAAGGCCTGCTTCAGAAAGCTGGTTATGAGCCTACGGAGGATGAAATGATTTTCCTTGAGAAGAAGTCTCGCTCTGGTAAATTTGACACCAGAATGGGTCTTTGGTCTCATGCCGTTGATACGGCACTGTTTATCTGCGAGAGATTCGTTTCTTACAGAAAGACAGGTTCGATCGATGTCTTCATTCGCGAAGGACGCGAGTGTGAGAATTGGTTGATCGAGGCGGATCGTCTCATTTCTTTGGGACCTTTCACTTCAAATCTTGAGCCTCATGGTACGACGTATTTCAGATTTTTATCTGATTTGAACGCTGCCATTGAGCTTGGACAGATGTTTGCCAAGGCGGCAAAGGCGATTGGTGCTGAACGCACCAATCCCATTGTCCGTAAGCTTGGTCAGCTTATGTTTCTCAAGAATTCGGAGGTGTGCAAACGCTCATCTTTGAAGTCACGCCAAGCTCCTTTTGGAGTTTTGGTGTATGGACACTCTGGTGTGGCCAAATCTTCTTTTATGAAGACTTTGTACCATGCCTTTGGGAGTATTCATGGTCTTGATCGTGATGATCATTACCTTTACACCCGTTGTCCGGCTGAGGAGTACTGGAACAATTTTGATTCCAGTATGTGGGCGATTCAACTTGATGATATCGCTTTCCTCAAACCAGGAGCTTCTTCTGATGTGGATCCCACGTTGAAAGAGTTACTGAATGTAGTGAACAATGTTCCCTACAACCCCCCTCAAGCAGCACTTGAGGATAAGGGCAAGACTCCGGTTTTGGCAAAGCTTGTTCTCGCAACTACCAATTGTGAGCACTTGAATGCCTCGGAGTATTTCCATTGTCCCCTTGCTGTGCGGCGCAGACTGCCGTATGTTTTAGAGGTTAAGCCTAAGGCTCAATACCTCCAGCCTAACGGTGTCTTCATCCAACCCACGGCGCTACCTCCAGTTGTTGGTGGTTTCCCAGATTTTTGGGATATCACCGTCAAACGGATTGTACCGCACCTTGAGGTTGGTGGCCGCGAAATGGCCACTCTTGAAGTGGTGAAGGAGTTCTCGGATATCCGAGCGTTCATCCGTCACTTCGGTGAGGCCTCCAAGGAACACTTTGTCAATCAAGACAAGGGCGAAGCGTGCGACACTTCCATTCGGGATGTTGAGCTTTGCCCTATGTGCTGTGCTTATAAGCAAGACTGTGAGTGTCAACTCCAGGTTGATGCGCAGGAAGTTTATAGCGCGGTGCGTGAGTGTTTCAATCAGTGTCTTTTCCGCACATATGTTCGTATCCTCACGTACGCAATCACTTTCCAGTGGTTCCATGCGTGGTGTGTTATGTGTGCGCGGTGGTCACTGACTCAGCGCTATTTTTGGCGCTTTGTCGGGAACTACTTTGAGGGAACGACTTTTGCTCGCCTTGTGGGTGATGCATCAGTTGTTGTGCAGAACAACAAGGTCAAGGTGACACTTGTTTTCCTCTCCATCCTGGGGGTTTCCTTCGCTACGTATTATACGTTGCGTGGAGCTCCTAAGAAGGAGATGCACGAACCTCAAGGTAACATTCTTGAGACAACCGAGGATGATTTTACTAAAGTCCCCGAGAGCAATGTTTGGTATCGTGACACTGTTGAACTTCAGCAGTTCCAGTTACCAATAGCCTCTGGGAGTTTAGTTGGGAAAACTCCACCACAGCTGCGCGAACTTTTTGGTCGCAATGTAGCTAGTGTGATGATCCAATCAACCTCGTCCTCTTACAAGGGATCCACGAAGGGATTCTTTTATAAGGGGCAGTTTTTGGTGCTCAACCTTCACACTTTGAAGGATTGTACATCATTTGAGATCACTATTTTGTGTGGTCTCTTGCAGGACGGTGTTCGCCCTGAGATTAAGTTCTCAGTGGCACGCTCCGATTTTGCAATTGACGAAACGTTGGACCTAGCAATGGTCCGCGTGCTCAGTATTGCACCGCAGCGGTCTTTGGATCGTTTTTGGTGTGATGAGGAGATCCCAGTCACTTCTATGATTGGGATGCGTCGTGAGAAGACTGGTGAAGTCACCTTGTTGGATGTTCACGCTGTGAACTTCCTTCATGCTCCTATTAGTGGGCTTGTTGGTGATAAACCGATTTTCTCGGGGACCTCTTCTGAGGAAACCAAGCGCGGTGACTGTGGCACTGTCTATATTGCTAATACCCCTCGTGGGCCTACTTTTGTAGGGTTCCACGTGGCTGGGTATGGTAGACAGGCTGCTATCATGCGAGTCTTGAAGCGTGATCTTGAAGTACTCTCTGCTAGTCTAGCTCCTGAATTCTCAGTAGTTAGCGGCGAGGGTGCTCCAGTTCTCTCACTTCAGGGCACGGAGGTGCCTCTTTTGGCTCCTCACCCCAAGAGTGTTATGCGATACCTGGAGACAGGTTCGTGTGAACAATTTGGGCGCATTCCCGGGTTTCTTCCCATGCCCACCTCAAAAGTGGGTCCTACACCATTGTGTATTGACTTTGAGCAGCACTATGGTGTACCATCCAATTACGGTAAGCCCGTGATGGCTGGTTGGGAACCAATTCGCAAGAACATTATTGAGATGGTTCGCCCTGTGGTGAACTATGACCGTAGTGCTCTTGATGAATGTAAAGCCAGTTACCTGCAGGACCTTTTGCAAGGTCTTCCTGATGGTTGGCAAGGGCAGTTGCTTGAACTTTCAGATCAAGCAGCTGTCAATGGACTCCCTGGAGTGAAGTACATTGACCGTATCAATGTGAATTCCTCTATGGGATTTCCATGGAACAAGACGAAGAAGCAATTTTTGCAACCAGCAGTCTCATCTAAGTACCCGGAAGGTGTTACTTTTGATGAGGATGTTTGGGCTCGTGTTCGTTCCATTGACGAGACCTATAAGCAAGGGCGCCGTGCGTACCCTGTGTTTATGGGTCACAACAAGGACGAGGCAGTCACAAAGGCCAAGCAGGAAGCGAAGAAAACTCGTTTCTTTGCTGGTGGTCCTGTGGACTGGAGCCTTGAGGTGCGTAAGCGCCTTCTTTCATTTGTCAAGCTTGTTCAGGAGAACAAAATGACATTTGAAGCTGGTCCAGGAACTGTTTGCCAGTCTTTAGAGTGGCAGCAGATGCGTGAGTACCTGACGCAATTTGGTTGTGACCAAATTGTTGCCGGGGACTACAAGGGATTTGACAAGCATGATTGCTGACTTTATCCTGGCCGCTTTCTGGATTATTGCCGAACTTCATCGTGCTGCGGGCCACTCTGATGAGTATGCTCGTGTCATTATGGGGATTGGGCATGATGTTGCTTTCCCGCTGATGAATGTCCGCGGGGAACTCATTATGTTCTATGGCACGAACCCATCCGGTCACCCATTGACTGTGATCATCAATTCGTTGGTGAACAGTCTATACATGCGCTATGCGTATGTGAAATTGGGTGGTCGTGCGAACACTTTTAAGCAGAGTGTCGCTTTGATGACCTATGGCGATGACAACGTCATGGGAGTCAGTAAGTCAACACCATTCTTTAACCATACCGCTATTCAGCGGGAGTTGGAGACTATTGGTGTGACTTATACGATGGCAGACAAGGAGTCGGAGTCGGTTCCATACATTCATATCGATGATGTCAGCTTTCTTAAGCGAAAGTGGCGATTTGACATGGATGTGGGAGCGTATCTCTGTCCTCTCGAGGAGGATTCCATTCGGAAATCCCTTATGTGTTGGCTGCCGTCTAAGACAATTGACCAACACGCACAAATGGTTGCAGTGATGCAATCAGCCGCCCGCGAGTACTTTTGGTACGGACGGGAGAAGTTTGAGTACGAGAGGAAGTTCCTCATGTCTCTAGCTTCGCAGGAGCCCTATTGTCACTATGTGACAGACTCCACTTTCCCCACCTGGCAGGAACTGAAGGATCAGTTCTGGGGGCAATCATGCTAGAACGTACGTGTGTATTTGGCTGTTCATGCGTATTTGTATATTAGTCACAGAAAGAACAACAGAAATTGAAAACAAGTGTTGGGGGAGTTACCAGAAATACTCCCCCTCTTTCCGAAGCAGATACACTTCGGATAGAGAGTAGTTTGTATCCTTTCCACCTTCAGTCTGAAGAGATTGAGGGTGATGTTCCTGTTGATTCAGCAGTTGGTTCCCAAATTCAGGACTCTCAGACAGTCACCTTCATTGATAATGAGGGTGGTGTATTTCTTGAGCTCCCGACGTCGGGCAATCCTGTTGCGCGTGTTGATAATACTGACGTTTTATCGCTTGGTAATTTTCTGGCGCGCCCAACATTGATTGATACCACTGCTTGGTCGACTTCTGATGTGTCTGGGGTGAAAACTACGTTTACACCCTGGTCACTCTTCTTGAATAGCACGGCTATTAAGAAGAAGATTGACAATTATGCCTTCTTGCGAGGTAACTTGCATTTGAAGGTGATTGTCAATGGTACGCCATTTCAGTATGGCGCTTTGCGTACCTGCTATTCCCCTCTTTTGGGGTTTGTTGCAGATAAAGTGCGCACCAACCCAACTTCGAGTGTACCTCTGTTGAACTTGTATTCTCAACAACCAGGTTTTTTCATCCATCCACAGGCTAACGCTGGTGGTGAGATGGTATGCAGATTCTTTTTGCATAAAAACTGGCTTGATATTACGAGTCTGGCGGAGGTCCAGAAGATGGGTACAATCAATCATGTCATCTTTGCACCTTTGGCCGTGGCGGTTTCTGGTGGTTCTACCACAGTTACTGTCCGGACTTATGCGTGGATGACAGATGTGGAGTTGATGGGTTCCACCTCTAAATTGTCACTGCAAGGTGATGAGTATGGAGATGGTCCCGTTTCTCTTCCTGCTTCAGCTATCGCAGCTGCAGCAGGCGCTCTGACCAAAGTTCCCGTAATAGGGCGCTTTGCAAGAGCGACAGAGATCGGTGCCGGAGCTATTAGCAAAATAGCTTCGTTGTTTGGTTATACAAATGTTCCCGTAATTGAGAATGTTTGTCCTTACCAACCAATGAATGCTCCTATGCTAGCGAGCTCAGGTATTGGTACTCCAGTGCAGAAGTTGTCTCTAGATCCTAAGCAAGAACTCTCGATCGACCCTTCCTTTCATGGAATTGGTTCGGCCGACGAGCTCTCGATGTCGTATTTGCGATCTCGAGAGAGTTATTTTGGGGCAACTTCTTGGTCAACTTCCGATGCGGCTGATTCGCAGTTGTTCAATGTTCGTGTGAATCCGAATTTGGCTTCGTACATTACTTTGAATAATAGCGTTTCTGCTCCTGTCGGAGTTCGTGCTTATCATGTCCCTTTGTCCTATATTGGAGCTATGTTCCGACATTGGCGAGGGGATTTGAAGATCCGCGTGAAGGTCGTTGTGACTAAGTTCCATAAGGGTCGTTTGAAGATTTCTTACGATCCTAGGAATGATATCACATCCACCAATCCAGCCGAAAATACTGTGTATACAGAGATTTTGGATATTGGTGAAAAGGATGACGTCACTTTCACTATCCCCTATCATCAAGATTTGGGGTGGTTGAAAACTGATGATTCCTTCTCGACGAACTGGACGCCTGGGAATACCTTGGCTCCCCGAATTGGTACGGACAACGGAGTTTTGACTGTGCGTGTTCTTAACACACTCACAGCACCGGCAGCAGGTTCAGTAAATTTACTGTTCTTTGTTACTGGTGGCGATAACTTCGAGTTTGCTAACCCTAAGGGGGCTAATGTCATCACCAACTCTGTTCCTACACCGTTTGCTCTTCAGGGTGAAGAATTGACGGATGTAGTGTCAGAGTCGATTGTGATTGGTACGCCTAGTCAAATGGTCACAGAACGATACGGTCAGAATTTTGGTGAGGCAATTTTGTCTCTCCGGACTCTATTACATCGTTCTTCAATGGCTCAGTATACGGCTTCTTATGCAATCACTAACGGAATTTATAATTTCCGTTATAGTGAGGTCATGCGAATGCCTACCTGGCCAGGGTACGACCCTTCAGCTCGGTTGGATGCATCCAAAATTGTTGCTGCTTCAGGTACTGCCAAGTTCTCAGCCGTATATGCAAATCATTTGCCGTACATTGCTGGAATGTTCCTTGGGTACCGAGGTAGTGTCAATTATGCGATTACGCCCTCTGGGGACAATCTCAATTCTCTGGATGATGTTAAGGTTTTCCGTTCTACGGGAGCCACAAACAACATTCGGAGATCACAGCTTGTACCAACGACGTCCACGCTTGCTGCCGCAACTGTGGGGCAGCGTGTTGCGTCGTTGAGCCCCTGGGGTGCGCAGCAATTGGATCTTGGCCAAATAGTTGATGGTCTAGGTGGTATGGGAATCACGTGTACACGAACAAATGGAAGTGTAACGTTTAATTTCCCAGACTACAACAATTACAACTTCTCTCTGGCAGAACCTAACAATTATTTGTTGGGTTCGTCTGATGATGGAACTAATATCCAGAGTGCTGCCATTCTTATTCGTCAAACGAATAGTTTTGCAGATACTACGGATTTGGCTTCCTCATTGGCGCTGCAGATTGAAGCTGGTGCTGGTCCAGATTTTACCTGCCTGCACTTTTTGTGTTGTCAGACTCTGGACTACTTGACCGTCACACCTACGTTCTAGGTTAAAAGAACCGCCTTACCCTAGGCGAGATAATAAGGGAAGGTGCCTAAGAGGGATTAACTCCCCACCGT